TACCAATGCGGCTTTTAACCAAGCCAATTCAGCAGCTGCCAATACAGTCTTTATTACTGGTGGTTTAAATACTGCTAATGCTAATATATCAATGTTGATTGGTATTGAAGCTTGGCAAAATACATTTACCAATGCGGCTTTTAACCAAGCCAATTCAGCAGCAGCTAATACAATTTTCATTACTGGTGGTTTAAATACAGCTAATGCTAATATAGCGTTTACTCAAGGTGTTGATGCTTGGCAGAATACATTTACCAATGCGGCTTTTAACCAAGCAAATAGTGCCGGTGCTAATACAGTCTTTATTACTGGTGGTTTAAATACAGCTAATGCCAACATAGCCTTTACTCAAGGTGTTGATGCTACACAAAACACTTACGCAAATGCAAGTTTTATACATGCAAATGCTGCTTTTGTATTAGCTACTAACGCTTTACCCAATACTGGTACATTAATTACCATAAATTCAGTATCACAATTATTTGTTTCTAATACAACTCCAAGCGTAAGTAATATTACAGGTTCCTTAGTTACTGCGGGTGGTATGGGTGTTGGTGGTAACGTAAACATTACAGGTACCTTAACCGTTGGTGGTGTTGGTATTTCTGGCCAATATACATTAAACCAATTGACAGCAAATCAAATTAGTGTTATTAGTACAGGACCAGGTCAAAATGCTTTATCTATTACAGGTAATGTTCTTGTAAATGGTACTATGAGTATAGTAGGAGCATTTAGTATCAATGGAACTGGAATAGATTCCAATGGAAACCTAAAAGCAAATTCCATAACAACAGATACATTTACAGCAAACAATATATTAGCAAATACAATAATTACCACAGGTAACATTTACGGAAGTTTTGCTGGTCTTGATATATCATCATCAGGTGTAGTTCCAGGAACTTATGGATCAACATCATTTACTCCTGTAATTACAATTGCTGCCAATGGAAAAATTACTTCAGCTATAAGCACAGTAAGCGCATCACTTAACATTGCAGCAAATACAGGAACAACAACCCAATTCTTTGGTGGAAATACATTCACAATTCAAGGTAGTGGCGGTTCTGGTATTTCAACAAATATTTCTGCTACAGGTTTAGGTCCAACAATTTCAATTTTAACAGATAGTACGATTGTTCGTTCAAATATTACAACAACCGGACCACAATATATTTCTACTGATTTAACTATTGCTGGAAATTTAATTGTTGCTGGATATCAAACTTTTGTAAACACAAGCACCTTTTTAACAAAAGAATCTTTGATTGAGTTGGCATCAAATAATTCTGTAGGTGATGTTGTAGACATTGGTTTTTATGGTATGTCCAATATCAATCCAGGACTTGTTTCATCGAATGTATTTCACGGTTTAATTCGTGAAGGTTCTGGCGGTCCTTCGGCTGGTATGTTTTACTTATTTAAAAATCTTGCTGGAAATCCGACCAATCATACAATATCATATGCTTCAGCAACAACAGCAACTTTAATTGCTAATTTATCTGGTGGTCAAATTTATGGCCTTGCAAATTCAATTGGTGTACTTGATGGTGGAACTGGAGTAAAAACCAGTACAGGTACAGGTTCAGTTGTTCTAAATGTTAGTCCAACTTTTTCAGGTACCGTTAATTTTTCTGGTGCCACTTTATCAAATTTAAGTGCAACAACAATTAATGTAACGACAATTAATGTAACTACTATCAACACCACTTCAGTTCTTATTGGAAATTTGACATATTATTCTCCAGGAGTATTTGCACAATTTGCTTCAAATACAAATCAATATCAACAAGTAATTTTACAAAATTCAAATTATGGTTCACAAGCTTCTGCTGATTTTATTGTTTCTACAGCATTAAGTACCGATACAACCTATTACGGCGATTTTGGTATGAATGGTCCAGGTTATAATAATGGACAACCAGGATCATTAAATCAACCAAACATGGTTTATGTGTTTTCAGCAAGTTCAGATTTAACGCTCGGTACAAACACAGCTAATCCAATTCATTTTGTAGTTGGCAATGGCGCTACGGATGCAATGACAATTCAAGCCAATGGAGTTATTAATATTCCAGGTAAAGTTGTTATTTCTAATACGTTTCCAAGTTCAAATCAAGTTAGTGGTGCTTTAATTGTTGCTGGTGGTGTAGGTATTGGTGACAGTCTTTATGCTAACGCAGTATATTCAACAGGTTCGGTATATGCTAATGGAATGGATATTGTATCTTATTTCCAGGGTGTTGAAAATACAACCAATTCTAATATTTCTTTTATTCAAGGTGTTGATGTTTGGCAAAATGCTTGGACTCAAGGAATAGATACTTGGCAAAATACTTGGATTCAAGTAACTAATAATCAAGCTAATGCGGCATTTGTTCAGGCAAATAGTGCAGCTGCCAATACAGTCTTTATTACTGGTGGTTTAAATACTGCTAATGCAAATATTGCCTTTACTAGAGGTATTGATAATTGGCAAAATGCTTGGATACAATCAACAGATGATCAAGCTAATACGGCATATAGTCTTGCTTATGGTGATTCATTATCTATTGCACAAATACAAGGTGGATTAAACTCAGCAAATGCTAATATAGCATTTACTCAAACAGTAGACACTTTTCAAAATAATTTAACTAAAGTAGTTTATGCTTCTACAAATGCGGCTTCACTTCAAGCCAATTCTGCTGGTGCTAATACAGTCTTTATTACTGGTGGTCTTGCAACGGCAAATGCTAATACAGTAGCTACTCAAGGTATTGATAATTGGCAAAATACTTGGGTACAAATTACACAAGCATCTACCAATGGAGCTTTTCTTCAGGCAAATAGTGCAGCTGCTAATACAATCTTTATGTCAGGAGTTGAGCTTTCAACAAATGCTAATATATCGATGCTTCAAGGTGGATTAAATCAAGCAAATGCAAATACCGCTTATCTACAAGGTGGTCTTAATACCGCAAATGCTAATATAGCGTTTACTCAAGGTGTTGATGCTACTCAAAATGCTAATATAGTATTTCTTACGAGTGTTAATGCTACACAAAATTTATTCACACAAGCAGCCTTTAATCAAGCAAATAACGCTTTACCCAATACCGGTACATTAATTACCGTAAATTCAGTATCACAATTATTTGTTTCTAATACACAACCTTCAATATCCAATTCTACTGGCGCTTTAATTGTTGCTGGTGGTCTTGGTATAACAGGTAATGTAAACATTCAAGGATTACTAAATGTTAATGGTGTTGGAATTACAGGTTCAGGAGCATTAAGTTCTAATACATTAACTGTACAAACAATTAATGTTACATCTAGTAATGTTTCTAGCTCTTTTGGTACTGGTGCTATTATTGTTGCTGGTGGATTAGGTGTAGGTGGAAACGTATATGCTAATCTTGTTTATACAACTGCTCTATATAATTCTGCTACAGGATTACCATTCAACTTTGCCTTTGCTGGAGGTACAGTTCCGGGTCAAGTAGTTATTAGTAGTGGAAACCCATCAATAAGTAATACAACAGGCGCATTGACTATTACTAATGGCGGTGGTCTTGGTGTAACAGGTAATGTAAATATTCAAGGCACTTTGAATGTTGGTGGTGTTACAATTACTGGTGGTGGTACTACAGGAGGAATAACTTCTTCTTCACTTGTTGTTCAATATATTACAGCAACAGGATCAAATAATACAACAAATGCAAATACAGGTACAATTATTGTTACTGGTGGTATTGGTGCTAGTGGCAACATATATAGTAATGGAATAGTAACAGGAGCTGAAGTTGTTGCTAACAATGGTATATTTGTAAACGCTAATACATCTTCTGCTCCATTTTTAATACCTGTGGGATATAATGCTTTATCTGTTGGTCCATTTACAGCAACAGGAACAATAACCGTACCGGCAGGAAGTCGATGGGTAATCCTTTAAAGTGATCATATAATATGTCTTTTATTAATGCGAATACGTTTTCCAAACCAGAAGTTAGTTTAGCCAATGGCGCAAAAGCAATTTATCCTCAGCTAATGGAGATTGTTGCAGATAATACCAATACACTAAACATCAATTTAAATTCAAACACGGCTATAGTTTTTAATGCCAACCAAACAACAAGTTTTATAGGATCCAGCAACGCAATCTGTTTACCTGTTGGTAATACAGCTCAACGGCCTGTGCCTGCAGCAAATGGAATGATCAGATTCAATACAGATTTACAAGGTGGTGGTGGTGTCGAAGTTTTTGATGGCACCCTGTGGGGCGATTTGCTTGCTTATTATTTTGGTCAACTTGTTATAGTTGCTGGTGGAGGTGGTGGTGGACCAAATCCTGGTGGCGGCGGTGGTGCCGGAGGTGTGATATCGACAACAGTTCAAATATCTCCAGGTACAAATACTGCAGTCGTTGTGGGTGTTGGTGGTACAGCAACTTCAACTGCCGCTACTAATGGAGGCAACAGTTCTTGGGCCGGATTATTTGTTGCACTTGGTGGTGGTTATGGCGGTTATAATGGTACTATAAGCCAACTTGCAGGTGGATTGGGTGGTTCCGGTGGAGGAGTGCAGTACAATGCCGGTAATGCAGCTTATGGTGCATGGGGACGAGGAATTCCCGGACAAGGAAATGACGGAGGATATGCCCTAGGTGCTGGATATTATTGTTCGGGTGGAGGTGCTGGTACTTCAGGCCAAGCTACTCAAACTGCACCATATACTATAAGTGGTGGTAAAGGAATTATAAATCCAATTCCTGGATCAAATACAGGGCAACCTCAATTTGCTGTTGCAAGCGGAACAATATCTTTCAATACAGTATTTGGTAATTATAATGGAATACTGGTACCAAGTAATACTGTGACCGGTACAGGAACATCATTTACAACTCAGTTGAATGTAGGTTCTAACTTAGTAGCAACATCCTATTACGGTGGTGCTAATGTAATTGTAGGAACCATTCAATCAATTACAAACGATACTTCATTAGTTTTATCGCAACTAACTACTGCCAATTTTTATGGGCCAGGTATGTTAAATAATAGCAATGGGGGAACTTATGCAACAAGGCCTGTATATTCAGCATTATCATCAACAACACTGCCTACTGGATTAGGTTTTTATAAAACAAATAGTGCTATAGCTTATTGGTTATCTGGTGGAGGTGGTGCAGCCAATGGCAATCAAAATCAGGCACCAACCCAAAGCGGTCAAGGCGGCCTTTTAGGACCTGGATCACCAGGTGGTCTTGGTGGCGGCGGCCAAGGCGGATATTTTTATTCTGATTATAATTTATTTAGCAATTTATATTATCCCGGATCAGCAGCAATGCCAAGTACTGGTGGTGGAGGTGGCGGAAGCGGACAAGGGGCTAGTAATGGTGGAATTGGTGGAAGTGGTTGTGTAATACTTTCTGTTCCTACAGATAGATTTCAATTAGCGACTGTTAAAGGAAGTTATTACACAACAGTAAGCGGCACTAACACAATCGTCACTTGGACTTATCCTGGTGGATTTTATGTGGCATAATATATCATGACAACTATAATTAATGCAAATAGTATGGGAATACTTATAACTCCCGATAGTTCAAACTCACTACAAATACAAACAAATACATCAAATTGTTTATTGATATCTCAACTTGCTGGAGGATATCCTACAGCAAATTTTAATTCAACTGGTGCTATTATATTACCTTATGCAAATCAAACTTTGCCTATAATCCCGTCCGTTGGAATGTTACATTATGATTCAGTTAACGGACATATTTGGGTTTATAAAACCACAGGATGGTCAACTTTCATATGACAATACAACTCAGCGCAAATTCTCTATTTAATCCAAGCAGTGCTATAAATGTATGTGTAATTTCTAGTAGTCCCAACACATTACAATTTCAATCCAATACTGCAAATGTAATAACGATTGATTCCAATTCAACTATATTTTTTAATGGTACTTCCGCCATGGTATTACCGGTGGGTAATACTATTCAACGGCCAGTCAATCCAGTAAATGGAATGATGAGATTTAATAGCTTCAGTTCTGGTATGGAAGCTTATGTTAGTGGTAGTTGGTTGGTAGTTACAACTTCATATTCCGGATATGTACTATCTGTTGCTGGTGGTGGTGGCGGTGGAGGTTCAGGATCTTTTCAAGGTGGTGGTGGTGGTGCCGGAGGTTACATAAATGGATCAATTGCTTTAAATCCAGGAACAATTTATTATGCCAACGTTGGTATGGGCGGCAAAGGCGGTGATGCTGGTGCAAGTCAAAACGGAGCATCCGGTAAAGTAACTACTTTTGGTATTGCAGGCACAAATAGTTTTTATGCTTACGGCGGTGGCGGTGGTGGTTCTGGCCAAAGTGGTGTGGCCATGTCAGGCCAATTGGGAGGATCCGGTGGCGGACAAGGTTATGGTCAATACGGTTCATATGGTTACGGAATCACAGGCCAAGGATTTGATGGTGGTGGAGTCAATCCGGCTCAAGCTGGTGTAAGTGCTGGTGGCGGTGGTGCAAGTCAAAAAGGTGGATTAGGCACAGGTGCAAGTGCTAACGGTGGAGATGGAATTTTAAATCCCATTGTTGGTTCTACACAGGGTCAACTTGTGTCCGGGTCTTATTGGGTCTGTGGTGGAGGAGGTGGCGGCCAAAACTCTAACGGACAAACCGGAGCATTAGGTGGTAAAGGCGGCGGAGGCAATGGTGGTTATGTTGGACCTAACTACGCAATTTCTATAAATGCACAAGATGGTTTAGCAAACACCGGTGCGGGTGGTGGAGGTGCTTGTCAAGTTACTTATGGAGCCGGTGTTGGAACTGGTGGAAGAGGTGCAAATGGCGTTATTGTATTGAGCGTTCCTTCATCTAACTATAATGCGGCAGTATCTACAGCTAAAGGTCCAACCGGAACATTTACTCAATTTTTTGCCGGTGGTCTTACTAATAGTGCAAATTCAATTATCACTTGGACATATCCAGGTGGAACCTATGTCGCCTAAATATTCCCTATAGGAGAAAAACATGGCAACAATTACAAACCGAGATGACTTTAAAACTTATTGTTTGCGCAGGCTCGGATTTCCTGTAATCGAAATTAACGTAGATGACGATCAAGTAGAAGATCGTATCGATGATGCACTTCAATATTGGACAGATTATCACTTTGATGGACTACAAAAAGTTTATTACATTAAAGCATTAACTGGATCAGTATTAAGTGCCAATAACACTCTTGCTCCTTATATTCCAAACGTTTCAAGCTTGATTGGTGCCACTTCAGGTGCTACTGCAACAATCACTGGATTTTCAGGTAATAATGTTGTTCAAATTAAAGGAAACCAAACCTTTACTGTTGGTGAAACTTTAAATTATTACGATACAACCGGTAATGTACAAACTACAGGTACCACAATTACCGCTTACAAAATGGGTGACGTTGATCAAAGATACTTAGATTTAAGTACTTCTACGGACGCACAAGGTTTTCCAATGGAAATTGTTGGTGTTACCCGTGTATTTCCACTTTCAGATTCGCAATCTAATGTTAATATGTTTGACCTTAGATATCAACTACGATTAAACGAGTTATACGACTTTACCTCCGCATCATACATCAATTATACACTTACACAACAACACATACGTTCACTGGAACTTATGTTTACAGGTGAAGTTCCTATTCGATTCCAAAGACATATGCAAAGGTTGTATATTGATTGGAATTGGGGCCCAAATGAAGCTCCAGTTGGCCAAGTTGCAATTGCAGAATGTTATGCGGCAATTAATCCTGATGTTTATACCAGAGTATATAATGACCGTTGGCTCAAAGAATATGCCACAGCACTTATCAAAAGAACATGGGGAAATAACCTTTCTAAATTTGCCGGACTTCAATTACCCGGTGGCGTTACATTAGATGGAAAAACTTTATATACTGAAGCTTGTACTGAAATTGAACGTTTAGAATCTGAAATGGCTACAAACTATTTTGGCCCATTAGAATGGTACATGAACTAATATGGCTATTTCACAATACTTTAATAATTACGGAAGTCTTCCTGAGCAACGTGTAATTGAAGATATTATCGTAGAATCAATCAAAGTTCAAGGCTTTGAAGCATATTATTTACCTAACGATAATGATGCTGCTCGTGATCTTCTTTTTGGTGAAGATCCGGTTAAAAGTTTTGAAACTGCCTTTATGGTTGAAATGTATCTTTCCAATTCACTCGAATATGGTGGTGAAAAAGAATTCTTCTCTAAATTTGGACTTGAAATTAAAAACACGGTTCAAGTAATACTTTCTAAAAGATCATTTACAGAACGAGTTCCACAAAATACATTTACTAGACCCCGTGAGGGTGATTTGGTTTATATACCATTTTTAAATGGTACGGGTGAATTGTTTGAAATTAAATTTACAAATCAAACTAAAGATTTCTTTATGTTAGGCCGTAAAGTTCCTTATTTCTATGAATTGGAACTTGAAAAATTCAAATATTCACAAGAAGTTATTGCTACTGGTGTTGCTGATATAGATTCTGTTGTAACAGATTCAGCATACACACTACATTTAAATATTGGCACAGGAACAGGAATATATAAAATTAATGAAATCGTATACCAATCAGCAGACGAAACATATGCAAATGCTACTACTGTTGCCGTTGTTCAATCCTGGATTCCTTCTTCTAACACTTTGTCTGTGTCCAATATTGCCGGTGAGTTTGTTGATGGTCAGTCAATTATTGGTCAAGCCAGCGGATCAGAATATACATTAGCTTCATTTGATCCGTTAAATAATCCTGCTAAGAAAGAAGTATATGATAATTCATATATTAATACTTCTGCTGATACAATTTTAGATTTTACTGAAGAAAATCCATTCGGAACTATTTAATGGCCAATACCACATACAATAGAATTATTCGTAAACTTGTTGTTGGATTTGGAAACATTTTTAACAACATTACACTAGTTCGATATAATAAGGATGAAACAGAAGCCCAACGGTTTATTGTTCCTATTGCTTATGCAGCCAAAGAATTATATGTTCAACGATTACAAGGTGATGCCAATTTAGACAAAAAAGTTCAAATGACTTTACCTCGTATGTCATTTGAAATGAATGGCCTAACATACGATACCACAAGAAAACAAAATACCAATTTTAAAGCATTTTCTCAAACCAAAAATGGTGTTCTTGCTCAATATAATCCAGTACCATACAATTTCGATTTTGATTTGTGTATCTATGTTCGCAATATTGAAGATGGCACTCAAATCATTGAACATATACTTCCCTATTTTGCTCCAGATTATACAATCAAAATAAATTTGGTTCCTGAAATGGGTATGATTAAAGAAATACCGGTTGTATTAAATTCAACAAGCCAAGAAGTGTCTTATGAAGGTCCTAGAGATACTGATCCTAGAATGATTGTTTGGACATTAAACTTTACAGTTAAAGGCTATGTGTTTGGCCAAACTTCTACTGTTGGATTAATTAAAACATCAATTACTAATATTCTCAATAATATAACTGGTTCTGATTCTGTTGCATTTAATATGTCAAATACAGGTGTTGGAACATATCAAATAGGTGAAATTGTTTATCAAGGTTATTCGGTTAATTCAGCAACAGCTACCGGCCAAGTTTCTTCTTGGGTAAATAATAAACTAATACTTACTAATATTGATGGTAATTTTGTTTCTTCGCAACACATTATTGGTATTAATAGTGGTGCAAGTTATTTGTTTAATTCATATCAATTACAACCAAACAATCTTGCGCAGATTGTTATTACACCTACACCAACCGATGCTAATGCCAATACTTTATATACATATACAGATACGGTAACAGAAACACCAAATATTGATACGAATGTTATATCTCAAAATAATTTCTTAGGTGATTTGAGTTTAAATACTTTTGGTATAGATGATTTATCAACCGAACTAGAAAACCCAATAGATTTAGGATCCTAAAATGTCAAGAACATTACAACTTAAACGTTATGCTAATACAGTAGTTGCTACTACAACAGGAGCACCTGGCGAATTAATTATTGATAACACTAATCATATTTTAACCATTCATGATGGTTTAACTCCTGGTGGTTATCCAATAGGTAGTACAGATAATGTTGCAAGAACTTTAGCCAATTCAGCTATTCGTCAAGCAAATATTGCAATTATTTTAGCTCAAACAGCATTTAATCAAAGTAATGCACAAGCTTTAGTTGAAGCTTCTTTGTCATTTACAACTGCCGCTTATGGCCAAGCAAACATTGCTAGTGCTATTGCAAATACAGTTTCAGGAAATACTAATTATCTACAAGGTGGTTTAAATACAGCTAATGCCAATATATCATATATTATTGGTGTAAATGCTTGGCAAAATACAGTAGATCAAATTCAAAATGCTAATATGGTTTCAGTTCAAGCATTAGCAAACACAGACTATACAACACTAATTGTTTCGGCTGGTGTTTATGGAAATTCAACAAATATTCCCGTTATTACATTAACTGCTAATGGTCGTGTGTCATCTATTACAAATACCACAATTGGTGGATCATTTACAGGTGCACTTGCCACAGGTAATACACTTACAAGTAATAACGGTTTATATGTAACAAATAATTTTACAGGTACATACGCAGATGGCATTGTTGTTGATTATGTATCAGGAATTGGAAGAATTTCGGTTGGACCTTCAGATCAAATTACTTTTTATACTGGTGGTCCAAACACAACACCTATAGTTAATTTGTATAGTAATGGAACAATTACAACAACAAATGTATCAACGTCAGGTTTAATTACAACAACAGGCAATGGTATTGGATATGCAACTGGTTCTGGTGGTACGATTGCACAGATTACATCCAGAGTAACTGGTGTAACTTTAAATAAACCCTCAGGACAAATCACATTATTTTCACAAGCAATGGCAAATAATACATCAAATACTTTTGTACTTACAAATTCCACAATATCAGCAAATGATTTTTTGATGATCAATCATTGGTCCGGTGGCACTTTGGGTAATTATCATTTTGCTTCTAATACTTCTGCTGGTCAAGCAAATGTCACCATTCGAAGCTTTAGTACAGTTGCAACGGAATCTCCAATATTACAATATGTTATTATAAAAGGTGCGGCTTCATAATAAAATAATATGAATAAATTTGAAAAGAGTATGGAAGAAATATTTGATATAACACCTACAGTCAAAGAAGAAAAAAAAGAATCTTTACCTGTAGTATCTGTTAAATATGATAAACCCGACATAGAGGAAGATTTAACTGATGCTTACCAACAATCTAAAGAGAACCTTCAGGGTATTATTGATCAAGGCAAAGAAGCTATGGAAGAAATTCTTAATATTGCTAAAGCCGGACAGCACCCTAGAGCATTTGAAGTCTACGGAACATTACTTAAAAATATGGTGGATGCAAACAAGGAATTATTAAACATTCAAAAAACAATGCGTGATATGGATGGTAAAAAAGAAGTAAACAACACAACAATAGATAAAGCAATATTTGTTGGTTCTACAGCTGACCTTGGAAAATTGTTAAAAGATAATGGCCACAAATAAACAATCATACCGTGATAATCCACTCTTAAAACGAGTTGGGGTAAAATACAATTACACACAAGAACAATTTGATGAGTATGTCAAATGTTCTCAAGATCCAATTTATTTTACTAAATGGATTAAAATTATTACACTAGATGATGGTTTAGTACCTTTTGATATGTACGATTTTCAAAAAGATATGATTAGAACTTTTCATGAAAATCGTTTTGTTATTACCAAATGTCCTCGTCAGGTTGGTAAAACAACAACAGCAGTAGCATATTTACTTTGGACAATTTTATTCAAAGACTCACAATCAATTGCAGTTCTTGCTAACAGAAATAAAACCGCCATTGGTATTCTCGGTAAACTTCAATTAGCCTACGAAAATCTTCCACAATGGTTACAACAAGGTGTTGTTGAATGGAATAAAGCTCGAATTGAATTAGAAAATGGTTCAGTTATTATTGCCGACTCAACATCTTCTGCTGCTTCACGTTCCGGTTCTTTTAATATTGTATTCTTGGATGAGTTTGCTTTCGTACCGTCAAATATTGCTGCAGAATTCATTACTTCCGTTTATCCGGTTATTACTGCTGGTACTAAAACTAAGATTCTGATGGTGTCTACACCAAATGGTATGAATTTGTTTTACAAGTATTGGAATGATGCAGTACACAAACGAAATAATTATGTACCATTTGAAATTCATTGGTCACAGGTTCCTGGTCGTGATGAGGCTTGGAAAGAAGAAACAATTAAGAATACTTCTGAGCACCAGTTCCGGCAGGAGTTTGAAACGGAATTCTTGGGATCATCAAATACTTTGGTGTCTGGACTCAAACTACAACAATTATCATATAAACAGCCTATTGCGGAATATGACAAGGTTAAAATTTACAAAGCACCAGTCAAAGGTGATGATGAAAATGTTAAAGACCACCTGTATGCTCTTGTAGTTGACGTGGCTGAAGGTAAAGGATTAGATTGTTCTACATTTTCCGTTATTGATATTTCAGCAACACCATACGAACAAGTTGCAACATATAAGAGTTCCTCCGTTTCACCAATGTTATTTCCAACCGAAATTTTTAATGCGGCAAAGTTGTATAATGATGCCTATGTTTTAGTTGAGATAAATAACACACCACAGGTTGCAGATATTCTACATCAAGATTTGGAATATGAAAATTTGTGGAAAGTATTTACAGGTAATAAGAAACCACAACAATTGAGTGCCGGCTTTGCTAGAGGTGTTCAATTGGGACTTAAAATGTCACCACAGGTTAAAAGAATTGGTTGTTCTAACCTGAAAACCTTAATTGAAGGTGACAAGTTAATTATTAATGACTTTGATACTATTTCTGAATTAACCACATTTGTGGCGCAAAAGAATTCGTTTGCTGCTGAATCTGATGCTAATGATGATATGGTTATGGGTTTAGTCATGTTTGGATGGATTTCAACTCAAAAGTATTTCAAAGAGATTGTTAACCACGATATTAGAAAACAACTTCAACTTGAAAATATGAATCAGGTTGATGAATTAACACCACCGGCACCAGTCATCGATGATGGTCAAGAACATAGTTTTGACGTTTCAGACGGTGATGTGTGGGAAAAAGCAGATGGTAGAGAAACGTATTCTGCTTACTTTAGGGAAATTCAGAGGTAAAACTCTAAATTTTACGTTACATAAATATGATAATGGTATTATAATTGCCAATACAACAATATTCAAGGAGATAACAAATGGCGTTTTCAATCTCTCCAGGCGTAACAGTATCCGAAACTGACTTAACCACAGTCGTTCCTTCGGTATTGACTACAGCCGGTGCTTTTGCTGGAGCCTTTGTATGGGGTCCAGTAAATAAAATTACTCAAATTACTAGCGAAAATACTTTGCTACAAACTTATCGAGCTCCAGACAGTAACACATATCAATCGTTTTTTACCGCAGCTTCTTTCTTAGCTTATGGTAATAACCTTCAATTGGTTCGTGCGGCTAACACTAAAGCATATAACGCATCTTCTAACGTAAGTGCAATTACAGGTTTAGTACAAAGTACAATACAAATTCCAAATAAAGACGTATTTCAAGCAAGTCTTTTACAGAACGCAACAAACAATAATGCTTATGGTCCATTTGTTGCTAGATATCCAGGCGCTCTTGGTAACTCATTAACCATTTCAATGCTTGATGCTGGTTTACCATTTTCTACTTGGAATGTTAACGGTGTTGGTGTATCTTCCTATTTTAATGGAGCACCAGGAACATCAGCTCAAGCAACTTCAGTTGGCGCTGCTAATGATGAAGTTCACATTGTAGTTATGGATTCTTTAGGTGTATTTACTGGTACTAAAAATACAGTTCTAGAAACTTTTGGATATTTGTCCAAAGGCATAGACTCGGTTGATCATTTAGGAAATTCAAATTATTATAAAAATTATGTTTACAATAATTCAAAATATCTTTATGCAGTAGATCATCCACAACTTTCAAATACCTCGAGTACATGGGGTTCTACTTTGGCCAACACCAATTTTACAGTATTACAAAATAATATTCAAACCGGACCAAACTTTATTACTCTTGGTAATGGTACTGATGCACAACCAACCGATGCAGATTTAATAAATGCTTATAGTTTGTTTCAAGGTGATTATGTTAATATTTCGTTGGTTATAACTGGTGCAGCCGATACAACCGTTCAACAATATGTAATTGATAATATTGTCAATACTCGTAAAGATTGTATAGCCTTTGTTTCACCTCCTTCTTCTGCTGTTATTAATCAAGCAGGTTCAGAAGCGGCAAATATTTTGGCTTGGAATAACACATTAGCTCGTTCAACCTCATACGCTTTTGCTGATACTGGTTGGAAATACATGTTTGACAAGTATAACAACGTATATCGTTGGGTACCTTTAAATGCTGACATGGCTGGTTTATGTGTTAATACTGATGACGTTCGTGATCCTTGGTGGTCTCCTGCTGGTTTCAATCGTGGTAACTTAAAGAATGTTGTTAAGTTAGCATGGAATCCAAACAAATCTTTCCGGGATACACTTTATGCACAAGGTATTAATCCTGTTGTAACCTTCCCAGGTCAAGGAACAGTATTATTTGGCGACAAAACATTACAATCTAAGCCTTCTGCTTTTGATCGTATTAATGTTCGTAGATTGTTTATTGTTTTAGAAAAGACAATCGCTTTGGCTGCTCAGTATTCATTGTTTGAATTTAATGATACATTCACACAAGCACAATTTGTTGCTTTAGTAACACCATACCTAAGGGATGTACAAGGTAGACGTGGTATTACTTCGTTTAAAGTTGTTTGTGATAACACAAATAACACACAACAAGTTGTTAATTCAAATCAGTTTGTTGGTGACATTTATATTCAGCCTGCTCGTTCCATTAACTTTATTCAGTTAAACTTTACTGCTGTCGGAACTAGTGTTAATTTCAATGAAGTTGCGCTTGGTAATTCAGGCGTATAAATAATTCAACGATCAGGAGAAAAAAATGGCATTTAACGTAGCGGCTTTCAGAGCAAATCTAATTGGTGATGGCGCTAGACCAAACCTGTTTCAAGTTACTCTTACTTTTCCAACATTTGTTGGAAATAGTACGGCAGCAGGACAACAAGTTCAGTTTTTAGCTAAATCAGCTCAATTACCAGGTTCATCACTAGGTACAGTTCCGTTGTACTATTTTGGTCGTGAACAGAAATTTACCGGCAATCGTTCATTTAGTGATTGGTCTTTACAGATCATCAATGATGAGAGTTTTACAGTTCGTACAGCAATAGAATCTTGGATGAATGGTATGAACAGTCATGCTGGAAATATTCGTAATTCAGCAGCTGCAAGTCCTTCAGGTTATTCGGTTGATGCTGTTGTTACACAATATGGTAAAACAGGTGCAGCTTTACAATCCTACAATTTTGTTGGTTTGTTTCCTGTTGATTTGGCGCCAATTGATTTAGATTGGGGTTCAAATGATACCATTGAAGAATATGGTGTTACCTTTGCTTACCAATATTGGACCAACCTAAATAGTACAGATAGTTAATTTTATAATTTTACGAAAGGGACTTCGGTCCCTTTCATTATGTTTCTTTTGAATTGGAATAAAACAATATGGCATCATTAAATAAATTCTCACTTTTTGGTTTTACGATTGCTCGGGCAAAATCGGAAGAAGATGCTGCGGTACAACAATCGTTTACACCACCAACCAATGATGATGGTGCACTTACCATTACATCGGCCGCTTATTATGGAACTTATGTTGACCTAGACGGCACTGCTAAAAATGAAGTAGAACTTATTTCTCGTTATCGTGAAATGGCTATGCAGCCAGAAATTGAAGCTGCTATTGATGATATTGTCAATGAAGCTATTTGCCAAGATGATGACGGAAAAAACATTAAAATTGTTTTGGATTCCCTAAAACAACCAGAAAAAATCAAAACGGCAATTCGTACAGAATTTGCTACACTTTTAAAATTATTAAATTATAACAATTTAGCTCAAGATATTTTTCGTAGATACTATGTTGATGGTAGAATGTATTACCACATTATTATTGATCGTGAAAATCCACTTGAAGGTATCAAAGAACTTAGATATGTCGATCCACGCAAACTTCGTAAAGTGCGTGAGGTTAAGAAGAAGAAAGATGAACGTACTGGCGTGGAGGTAATGAATGTTATCAACGAATACTATATCTTCAATGATAAGGTTACTACTGGTTCTAGTAGCAATTTTGGCCCTGTTGGTGTCCGTATTACCCCAGACTCCATTGTATCTGTTGTTTCTGGCCTCATGGATTCTCGCCGTGCCGTGGTATTGTCTTATTTACATAAAGCAATCAAACCACTAAACCAATTAAGGATGATTGAAGATGCTACCGTCATTTATCGTATCAGTCGTGCTCCCGAGCGCCGTATTTTCTATATTGATGTGGGTAACTTACCGAAATTAAAAGCGGAACAATACCTTCGTGATATTATGGTCAAGTATAAAAATAAACTTGTCTATGATGCCAATACAGGTGAAGTTCGTGATGACCGTAAATTTTTATCAATGATGGAAGATTTCTGGTTGCCACGCCGTGAAGGTGGAAAAGGTACAGAGATTGCAACACTGCCTGGTGGACAGAACCTAGGTGAGTTGGAGGACGTTAAATACTTTGAGAAGAAGTTGTATAAGGCTCTTAATGTTCCAGTCTCCAGGTTGAATCCAGAGAGTTCTGGTTTCTCATTAGGTCGTACCAATGAAATTACCCGTGATGAGTTAAAGTTTGCTAAGTTTGTTTCTCGGATGCGTAATAAGTTTTCCGATTTATTCGACCAAGCAATGCGAGTTCAATGTGTACTCAAAGGTATTTGTACCAATGAAGAATGGGACGAATTTAAAGAACATATCTATTATGACTTTATTAAAGACAATAACTTTACCGAATTAAAAGAAGCAGAATTGATGAAAGAACGGTTATCTTTATTGTCTAATGTTGACCCATACACAGGTCGTTATTTCTCACAATCTTGGATTCAACGAAATGTATTGCGTTTGTCTGACGATGAAATTATAGAAATGCAACAACAAATCGATGAAGAAAAAGCAGAAGGCCTTGGATTACCAGTTGCTGTAATGAACGATGTGGCACAACAACAAATGATGTCCCAAGTTCCACAACAACCACAGCACCCTTCAGATGTGGAAGATAATGATGACGGAGAACAAGCACAATATGAGTCATCCGTCACAAAACTGAAACGTTTATTATAAATATTAAATTAGGAGAACAATATGTCCGATTACTCAACCCGCAATGTTATTGATTACGCTATGGATGATGATGGTGTAAAGTTTAGAGAAGCTTTGTATGCTTCAATTCACGACAAGGTATCTGCACACATTGCTGTAGCTAAACAATCTGTTGCACAGAATTTAATTGCTCCATTAGAAATTGCACAGGAATCTTCAGTTGAAAACACTTAATAATTTCTTAAAAGGTAAAGAAATTATTCTGCCGGAGGAGGTAGAAGGAGTAGTTGAACCTGATGTTTTGATGGTTTTAGAAGAACCTACTTTTCACCTTGGTGTAGAAAAAGAGAAACAGGTTCATCATTTGCCAATCGATCCACCTAATGTTTTAATTATGCGGAGAAAGTCGGTTAGGCAATTTCCAAATGGCCAAAGAGTGGCTTTATACTATGTGGACAAAATAGATAAATATGTAACAGTACCATACACAGCAATGCAATGGTCTGCTTCGACACCAGAAGAAGTTCAGTATTCTGGTGAAATTATTGGTGAAGGTGTAATTTCACAATTAAAAAACATTGTAGAAGATAATTCATACGACCGTGTTCAATTTGAAGATGGTAAAAGAATGTTGGTGACGGTTGAACTGGCCGAAGCAATATTAAAAGTATATGGTGTATTAAACGAAAGTAATAAACAACAACTGGCCGATATGGCAAATAGAAACAAAGAACATTTTGGTAGAGTTATTGACTTTGCCTTGAAAAATATAAACTAGGATAGAAAATGTCAAACAAATTTACATATCAAGTGCTAAGAGATACTACAACAGATTCCGTTATTAAATTAACAGGAATTTTTGATGGTTCAGGTCAAGAATTAAACAATTCTCGAATTACCGCTAATTCTTTATCTAATGCTCTTGCAACCAACGGATTTCTTGTTGCTAATACAAATGGCGGTTCTGCAAACACTACATTGCCTTATTACGACATACAAATTACCGGTTTAAAATATTATGTTAATATGCCTACGGCAACCAGTATAGGTTCAGTTGAAATTTTTTGGAATGGTTTTGGTTCAAATGCCAGTACACAATATGCTAATTCAGCAACAATATTTCATTTAAATAGTTCTGGTGAATTTGGTTTGGGTGAACAATTACCATCCATTATAAACAACACCAATAACCTTTATAACAATACTTCAATTTCCACATCAAATACAGCTTCGGGTGATATTGGTCTTTATACTTGGGGTGCTGCTGCAAATTGTTCTTACACATTAATTATTTCAATTCGTAAAAATAACACATTCTATCAACGTGGTCAGTTTAATGATCCTGCAGCATTTAACTTTGGCCAATATGCAATAACTGGTAACAAACAGTAATGAAAGAATTAGTTTCTAAACTTTTATCTAATAAGGTTGTAGAGGCCAAAGAACTATTAAATGTAAGTATTAGAAATTTGGTTAATGAAAAACTTAGCCAAATTAAAATGCGGTTGGTTGCAGAAATGTATAAAGATGTTAACATTGAAATGTATTTTAAAGAATCTACCGATAATACTGTACAGAAATCTAATGTTCAGAAAATAGGAAGAACTAAAGTAATTAAATTTAGGGTTCGTAAAGGCAAAATTCAACGCCGAAAAAAGTTTTCAACAGTAAAAGGTTATACGATTAGAGGTGGTAAAATGACTAGAATGATGCCAGCAGAACGTAGGCATCGTCATATTGCTGCAATTAAATCAAAATTTAAAAAGCGTGCTAAGCTAAACGTATCAATTAGAAAAAGAAGAATTTCACTTAGAAAAAGAAGGTCGGTAGGATTATGAAATTAATCAAAGAAATTAATGAATCCGTAAGTTACGTTGTTGAAGGTAATGACGGAAAAAAAGAACTTTACATTGAAGGTCCTTTTCTTGTTTCCGAAAAGAAAAATAAGAATGGTCGACTGTACGAATTCAATACGATGAAAAAAGAAGTTCATCGTTACACAGAAGAATATATAAACAAACACCGTGCATTTGGTGAACTGGGTCATCCAGAAACACCATCCATTAATCTAGACCGTGTATCACATATGATCACAAGTCTTAGAGAAGATGGTAATCAATGGATCGGTAAAGCAAAAATTCTCGATACACCAATGGGCCAAATTGCTCGTAAATTAATTGAAGGTGGCGCTCAATTAGGTGTATCATCAAGAGGTATGGGTTCGTTGAAAAATGTTAACGGTGTTAATATTGTTCAGAACGATTTTTATCTAGCCACAGCGGCTGATATTGTAGCAGACCCTTCCGCACCTGGTGCCTTTGTACAAGGTATCATGGAAGGCAAAGAATGGATGTTAGTCAATGGTATTTGGACTGAACAAGATCAATCTCAGGCGATTCAACAGATTCGTCAGGCAACACGAAAAGAGATTGAACAGGTAAGTCTAAATATATTTGAAAACTTCATGAAAAAACTTTAATATATAAATATATCCAATAAATCAAGGAGATTTTCAAAATGGGAAAATTTAATCTGTCCGAAGCCGCTAAGCAAGTATTAGTTGGTGAAGGTTCAAAAGAAACATTTGATGCAAATATTGCATCTAAAAAAGGTGCTCGTGGTTCAGACAAACACCCTGACGGTGAAGTTGGTGCTGATAAACTTTCAGGTAAAACTGCTTATGGTACAACCGATGTGGGTGAAATTGGTCAATCTCCAGAAGAAATTAATGATGCACTTCCAAGTTACTTAAAAGGTACCGCATCTGCAACTCCTCCTGGTGCAACTCCACCTGTCGGCGCTCAAGGTGACGGTGTTGGCGCATCTGTTCCAAAAGGTCAACCACAATCAACAATGGGTCGTACTGATGTTATGACTCCTGTTCAAGCAGCTGCTACTGATTACTCTGCTATTCGTGATCGTATTGCTGGCAAAATTGCTCCACAAATGATGCAAGCCAATCCAGGTGCTACATTTCAATCCTACGGTGAAGATATTGAAGCCTTGATGCAAGGTGAAAATCTTTCAGAAGAATTTAAAACTAAAGCTTCTACAATCTATGAAGCTGCTGTTATGTCCCGTGTTGAATCAATTGTAGAAGAAGTTGAAGCTCAATTGACAGAACAGTTTGAAATTGCCGTAGAAGAAATTAAAGAAGATTTGGCTGCTAAAGTTGATGATTATCTCAACTATATGGTAGAAGAATGGATGAAAGAAAACGAAATCGCTATTGAAAAAGGCCTACGTGCTGAAGTTGTTGAAGAATTTATGGCTAAATTGCGTGACTTGTTTGTTGAATCATACATTGACATTCCTACCGAAAAAGTTGATGTTGTTGAAGAATTGATGACTAAAGTTGAAGAACTTGAATCTTCTTTAAACGAACAGATCAGCAAATCAGTTGAACTTACAAAAGAATTAAACGAACAGAAAAAAATTGAGGCTATCTACACAGCGTGTGAAGGCCTATCGCAAACTCAAGTAGAAAAATTAAAATCGCTCGCAGAGAACGTAGAATTTAATACTGAGGAAGATTTTGATACTAAACTAACAACTTTGAAAGAATCATATTTCAAGTCAGACGTTAAAGTAGCAACTAAACTTGCTTTAGATGAAGAAGTTGATATTGAAGAAGAAAAGAAAGTATTTAAGTCTGCCGATCCTTCAATGGACCTCTATGCTAAAACCATTTCACAAACATTGGTTAAGTAATTAACCGAATTATTAAAAAAAAGGATACAAAATGTATTTAACAGAAGAATTACAAAAAAAATGGGATCCAGTTCTGAATCATCCAGAATTAGAAGCCATTAAAGACCCATACAAAAAGGCTGTTACAGCTCTTGTTTTGGAAAACCAACACCAAGCAATGGCAAAAGATCGCCAAGCTTTGATGGAGACCAGCGATACAGGTCCTACAAACGTTACTGGTGGTGTTCAAAACTTTGACCCAATCTTGATTTCTTTGGTTCGCCGTTCATTGCCTAATTTGATCGCCTATGATGTTGCTGGTGTTCAACCAATGACAGGTCCAACAGGATTGATCTTTGCAATGCGTGCTCGTTACGGCAATCAAGCCGGTTCAGAAGCTTTCTTTAACGAAGCAAACACAATGTTCTCCGGTCAGTCATCTGCTAATAGCGGATTTAACAACTACGGTTTCGTAGGTACTCCAAGTACTGATACATCGAACACAGCAGTTGGTAACGAAGCATCTAACGCATTTACTGCAGGTATCGGTATTCAAACTGGTTCCGCTGAGTTCTTGGGTGCTGACGGCGCTAATGCATTCCAACAAATGGCCTTCTCAATCGAGAAAGTTACTGTTACTGCACAATCCCGTGCCTTGAAAGCTGAATACTCATTAGAGTTGGCACAAGACTTGAAAGCAATTCATGGTCTTGACGCTGAAACAGAATTGTCTAACATTCTGTCTACTGAAATTCTTGCTGAAATTAACCGTGAAGTTATTCGTACAATCTACACCACTGCTGTTCTTGGTGCTCAGTACGGTACAACTACTGCTGGTTATTTCGACTTGGATACAGATTCAAACGGTCGTTGGTCAGTAGAACGCTTTAAAGGTTTGATTTTCCAAATCGAACGTGATGCTAACGTAATTGCTAAGCAAACACGTCGTGGAAAAGGTAACGTATTGATTGTTTCTTCTGACGTAGCTTCAGCAATGGCTATGGCTGGTGTTCTTTCGTATACACCTGCTCTTCAAGCTGACTTACAAGTAGATGACACAGGTAATACATTTGCTGGTATGTTGCATGGTCGTATTAAAGTTTACATCGACCCATACTTTGGTGGATATACATCTAACCAAGAATTGGTAACCGTAGGCTACAAAGGTTCTTCACCTTACGATGCTGGTTTGTTCTATTGCCCTTACGTTCCATTGCAAATGGTTCGTGCTGTAGACCAATTTACATTCCAACCTAAAATCGGTTTCAAAACTCGTTACGGTATGGTCGCTAACCCATTTGCTCAAGGCTTAAATGCTAGCAACGGTGTTATCAATCCACGTCAAAACGTTTACTACCGTATTTTCGGGGTAAAAAACCTCATGTAATCAAAAAAGTTTAAATCACCTCAGAGTGATACTTTAAAGAGGACCCCTAAAAAGGTCCTCTTTTTTTGCATTATAAATACTCATATGAATGCACTCACAAGACTACCCCAAAATACTAATTACTTACAACCGACAAAGTTTTTATTAACTTTTGATCGTTTAGGTGATGTTCAATATTTTTGTCAAACAGTAAATATTCCAGGTGTTAACTTAGGTCAAGCACCAATTAATACACCTTTACTGGATTTTTTTGTACCTGACCGAAAGATGATTTATAACCCATTTTCAATACATTTTACAATTGATGAATCATTAAACGGATGGCGCCAATTACACGATTGGTTTCGATCCATCGCATCACCAGTAAGTTTTGAAGAAAGAAACAGGTTGACGGCGCTTCAGAACGCAAACAAGACCTCTAGTTCTTTGGATTCATATTCGGATGCCACACTTACGGTACTTTCGGCATTGAATAATCCAATTCTTCGGGTTAAATTTATTAACGTATTTCCAATCACTTTATCGGATATTATATTCGATACCACACAATCAGCTGATAATATTGTAACGGCCGATTGTGTATTCACTTTTGACTATTTTGACTTTGAAAAAGTTTAAATAAACGCTTGACAATTAACTAATAGTGTAGTATCCTATGGTTTTATAAACCTTTTTTTGAATTTATTATGGAAAATTTAGAGCAAATATTAAAAACTTGGGAATCGGATGCAGATATTGACCAGACAGAACCTGGAAAAGAACTGTTAAAGATTCCCAAACTCCACAGTAAATACCTTGGTATACTCATCAAGCACAAGATTGCCTCTAAAAAGGCACATTTTGATTATCTCCGTATGCGTAAAATTCGTTTAGATTATTATGGCGGAAGAATGGGTCAAGAAGAATTGGAAGAATATGGATGGGAACCTTTTCAGTTTGTTCTTAAAACAGACATTAATGCCTATCTTGAAGCCGATGCCAACCTGATTAAACTGTTGGAGAAGAAAGTATATCATGAAGAAACTGTTGGTGTTTTGGAATCTATTATGAATGAACTGAAACAACGGACTTGGCAACTCCGTGAATTTATTTCTTGGGAGAGATTTATTGGTGGACAATGATATAGTAATCTCCAAGTTAAATGAGGTATATGCCAAAATAACTTGTGAAAAACATATAGCACAAGAATTATCAGAATTTTTCTGTTTCTTTGTTCCTGGTTATCAGTTTGTTCCGGCATTTCGAAACAGAATTTGGGATGGTAAGATTCGTTTGTATAATCTTCAAACTTCACAGTTATATCTTGGTTTACTGGATTACGTTGAAACTTTTTGTGAATCGAGAGGTTACACATTAGAAAATGAATTGAATATTGAAGATGAGTATTCATTATATCATGCCAAAAAGTTTATTAAAGAATTAGATATTCATGCTCGTGGAGAACCCATAGAAGTAAGAGAACATCAAATCAATGCATACATTCATGCTATGCAAAAACGCCGAGCGTTACTAGTATCACCTACCGCCTCTGGTAAATCACTTATTATTTACCTTCTGTTTCGCCAACTCCACCAATATCAAAATCTAAAAGGCCTTGTAATTGTTCCTACCACATCTCTTGTGGAACAACTTTATTCCGACTTTGCCGATTATAATAATGAAAATATGGAACCTTGGTTACACCGTATTTACCAAGGCAAAGATAAAGTAACAGACAAACCGTTGACAATATCCACTTGGCAGTCCTTGTATAAAATGCCAAAAGAATATTTTGAACAGTTTGACTATGTGATTGGTGATGAAGCTCATTTATTCAAAGCACAATCACTTACTACAATTCTTACCTCTTGTGTTAATGCCAAATACCGAATTGGTCTTACCGGCACACTTGATGGTACCAAAACACATAAACTGGTATTAGAAGGTTTATTTGGTCCTGTTAAAAAAGTAATTACCACTAAAGAGTTAATTGATAATCAACAAGTATCCAACTTTGAAATTAAATGTTTGGTGTTAAAGCATTCGGATGAAATCTGTTTGAGAATGAAAGACAGCACTTATCCGGAAGAAATTCAATACCTGATTGCAAATGAGGCAAGAAATAAATTCATTAAGAATCTTGCAGTTAGCTTAGGAAAAAACACTTTGGTACTATATCAAATGGTTGACAAACATGGCAAAATACTGTATGATATGATTAAGAACACCGAGAAAATTGGTGAAAGAAAAGTGTTCTTTGTTCACGGTGGAACAGAAACTTCCGATAGAGAAGATATTAGACGGATTATGGAGATTGAAAATGACGCTATTATTGTGGCTTCTTTTGGTACTTTTAGTACTGGTATTAATATTAGGAATTTGCACAATATTATATTTGCAATGCCAACTAAATCAACTATTAGAACACTTCAGTCTATTGGCCGTGGACTTAGACAATCAGAAGGAAAAGAAGTAGCCACTCTGTATGATATTGCTGACGATATGCGGTATAAGAAACATATCAACTTTACCTTGCGGCATTTTGTGGAAAGAACCCGTATATATAATGAAGAGCAGTTTCCATTCAAGATGTATAAGATAGGACTAAAAAATGATTAAGATAGTCAGATTACAGAATGGTGAAGATATTATTGGCAATTTGACAGACCTTTATGATACAGGTAATTATATTGTTGAAGAACCAATGACGGTTGGATTAGAGTATCGTGGTAAAGAAGCAGGCTTACTAATGCATCATTGGTTACCCGTTCAATTAATTAAAAAGAATGAAATCACTTTAGAACAGAAAGATATTCTTTGTGTTTTGGAACCTAATGATGAATTCTGTGAGTATTATTTAAATACTGTGGAAAAGATTAAAGATTTACTCGCTGCAAAAGACCTTGTGAATGGTCTTGAAGATGGTGAGATTGATGAAATTATGGAAGCTTATGAAGATTTTAAAACTCATGGAGATACGTTACATTAGGATTGGTTATACTGTTTCAAACCGGGACATAGTGAATTCTAAAGGTCTGTCAAGCATTTGTCAAGTAATAAAATGGTAAACATAATAATATGAAAGAAATAAAATGACAACACCAGTACCAGTAGTACCTATAACTAAAAAGAAACCCAAGCAATATGTGAATAATGCAGATTTTCTTAAAGCACTAATTGATTACAAAGAAGCAAGTAAACTTGCCTCAAAGAATAAAACACAACTTCCTGCTATTCCAAATTACATTGGAGAGTGTTTTATGAAGATTGCTGAAGGGTTATCACATAAACCTAATTTTATTAATTATACATATCGTGATGAAATGATGGCAGATGGTATTGAAAACTGTCTAATGTATTTCAATAATTTTGATCCTACCAAATCCAAAAATCCTTTTGCTTACTTTACCCAAATTATCTACTATGCCTTTTTACGAAGGATCCAAAAAGAAAAGAAACAGACTTATGTAAAATACAAAGCCACCGAACAGATGGGTATTTTGGATGAGTTTGAAATGTTAGAACTGGAAGATGGTACCTCAATGCAGTTTCAAATGTACGACAATATTGCCGAGTTTATTGAAACATATGAAACGGCAAAAGAGAATAAAAAAGCGGTAAACAAGCCAAAAGGGATTGAAAAGTTTCTAGGAGAGTGATATAATGTACAAAGTTAAATACTATTTACATAGTTCGGCAATTCGGTTTAAATCATTTGAGACCTTAAATGAAGCAACAACCTGGTCGAACAAACAACCTATTGAATCAATAATTGAGATAACACATTATGAAGGTAGCAATAATAACAGATCAACATTTCGGAGCAAGGAATGATTCTACACACTTTTTAGATTACTTTGAAAAGTTTTATTCGGAAACATTTTTTACTGCTTTGGATGCTGAGTCCATTGATACTGTTCTCGTTCTTGGAGATACTTTTGATCGTAGAAAGTACATCAACTTCTTTTCTTACAAACGTACAAGGGAAATGTTTTTTGATAAGTTGGCCGAACGGAACATCAAAGTACATATGTTGGCAGGCAACCACGATACCTATTTTAAAAATACCAATGAAGTAAATTCTGTTAGTCTATTGTTACAGGAATATACTAACATTACTGTTATCGATAATCCTACAACAATTGAGGTTGACGGAACCTCAATTTGTATGATGCCTTGGATTTGTGCTGAAAACTTTATTGATAGTATGGCTGAGTTAAAAAATACCAAAGCAGATATTGTGATGGGACATTTTGATATTGCTGGATTCCAAATGCACCGTGGCATGTCATCAACTGATGGATTAGATCGTTCAATATTTAATCGTTTTGATATGGTATTTTCTGGCCATTTTCACCATAGGTCTACTAGTGATAACATCTATTATCTTGGTAATCCATATGAAATTACTTGGCAAGATTATAATGATCCACGTGGATTTCATTTTTTTGATTTAGAATCCCGTAAATTAACTTTCATTGAAAATCCTAATGTCATGTTTCATCGTATCACTTATGATGATAAAGAAAACTCAATTACCGAAATTAATAGTAAAGATTTAACAAAGTATACCAATACCTATGTTAAGGTTGTGGTAATTAATAAAACCAATCCTTATTTGTTTGATAAGTTTATGAGTAACTTGTATGCCGTTAATCCTTTAGATGTTACCATTGCCGAGGACCTTACTGACTTGACAGAAGGTGTAGAAGATGATATGATTAATGAAGCTGAAGATACAATCACAATTATCAATAAGTTTGTGGATGGTATTAAAGAAGAACACATCGATAATGATAAACTCAAATCGGTCTTAAAAGAATTGTATGTGGAAGCCTTAAATCAGGAGCAAGCATGAGTATCCATTTAATTGAACCAGAAATACCAACAGAAAATTCAGAATGGGAATGCCATTGTTTTGGTGCTGAAAATGATGAAGGTATTATTTGGTCTCCGAGTAAAGGTAAAGTACCAAATTGTTTTTGGCGCAAAATGCAATATCTTATCTTAGGCAATCGTTGGGTTAAAATTAAATAATGATAACATTTCAAAAAGTTCGATGGTGTAATTTCCTATCTACTGGCGCCAGCTTTACCGAAATTAATTTTATTAAATCCCAAAACACATTAATTATTGGCAACAATGGAGCAGGTAAATCCACCATACTGGATGCGTTATGTTTTGGTTTATTTGGCAAACCATTTCGTAAAATTAATAAACCACAACTCGTAAACTCAATTAACAATCAAGCCGCTGTTGTGGAGATTGAATTCTCCATTGGTAAAAAATATTACAAGGTTATTCGTGGTATTAAACCTAATGTGTTTGAAATTTATTGTAATGATGTTTTGATGAATCAGGACGCAGCCTCAAGAGATTACCAAGAAGTATTGGAAAAGAATATTCTTAAATTAAGTTTTAAGTCATTTACTCAAGTGGTTATTTTAGGTTCTGCATCATTTGTTCCATTTATGCAATTATCTCCATCAGATAGAAGAAGTATCATTGAGGACTTGTTAGATATTGGTATTTTTTCATCGATGAATGGCCTTGTCAAAGAGAAAATGTCCGAACTTAAAGATGGAAATATTAAAACCAAATATCAATTGGATTTAACTTCCGAAAGAATTGGATTCCAGAAACAGAGTATCGCTGAACATAAAAACCGTAATGATGAAGAAATTGAAAAGAAACGTAAAGAAGTAACGGCAAATATAGATCGAACCTTTACTTTACAAAGAGATATTGAGTTAATTCAAAAACACATTAACATTCTTCAGAAACAAATTGAAGATAAACTTTCAATTGAAAAGAAAAGTAAAAAGTTATTACAACTAGAATCTAAAATAGAAACCAATATCAAAAAAAATGAAAAAGATATTGCTTTCTATGAAGAACACGATAACTGTCCAACTTGCAAACAAACCATTGACGGAGAATTTAAATCGGGTCAAGTTGAAGAAAGTAAATCCAAAGTTACTACACAACGCCAAGGCCTTACGGAAATTGCAACACAAATTACTCAAGCAAACGACAGAATAGAACAGATAAATGTAATTATTAAACATATTTCTGGCCATAATAATGAAATTGTCAAACACACTTCAACGATATCAGCTGTACACGCTTTTATTACTAAGTTACAACAAGAAATTGAAGCCTTGTCTACACACAAGGATTCCATCGAAAGTGAAAATGATAAACTCAGAACACTTAAAGTTGAATTAAATGTGTTGTTAGAAAAGCAACAAACGTTGTCCACCGAGAAACAGTATTATGAATTTGCCAGTGCTTTGTTAAAAGATACTGGTATTAAAACCAAGATTATTCGTCAATACTTACCAATTATGAATAAATTGATTAATAAGTATTTGACAGCAATGGATTTCTTTGTAAATTTCAACATTAATGAATCTTTTGAAGAAACAATTAAGTCCCGTCACCGTGATGAATTTAGTTATGCTAATTTTTCTGAAGGTGAAAAAATGCGTATCGATTTGGCCTTATTATTCACATGGCGTCAAATTGCTAAATTAAAGAATTCAACAAACACCAACTTGTTGATTTTGGATGAAGTATTTGATTCGTCATTGGATGGTGTTGGTACCGATGAGTTTTTGAAGTTAATTTATGAAATGGGTAAAGATACTAATGTATTTGTTATTTCTCATAAAGGTGATCAGTTGTATGATAAATTTAGGTCAATTATTAAATTCAAAAAGGTCAATAATTTCAGTCAGATAGAAAAATAAGTTTAGGTGTTAATTTTTTAAATAGGAGATAGCAAAATGAGTATCTTAAACGAACACACAAAAGAAAAACACGTTGCGGTAGAAAATAGTCCGTACATTCAACATATTTTAAACAAGTATATAACCAAAGAACAGTATATTAGGTTCTTACAAGAAATGTTTGTAGTTTATAGTAACATAGAATATTTTGCAGAAATGTCCGGTATATTATCAGATTTGCCTGGCATTAAACGATCAGAAAATATTATTACAGATTTGGTTGAATTGGGTAGTGGACCAGGCGTATTACGAATGAAATCTACTGAAGCTTGGCGTGCTAGAATTATTGAATTATATTATTCAGACAAATCAAAATTATTAGCCCACGTTTATGTAAGACATATGGGTGATCTATATGGCGGTAAGGTAATTGCAAAAAGAGTTCCTGGTTCAGGTATGTTTTATCAATTTGAAGAACGACCAACCTTGATTAAAAATTTAAACGCTAAATTAACTATGGATATATTACCAGAATCATTAGTAGCATTTGATTTGGCCCATGCCGTATTTAATGAACTAATGGAAGAAATAAACAATGAGTGAACTAATTACATTTAATACAGAAGATGCTTTAAATTCTACTGGAATAGTAACACAACAGATTCCTGTTTTTCAGTTGGTATCCGAAGAACATCCAGTTTTAACCGAAGCATTACCGGATTTTGATTTTATTAATTCACCGGTAAATCCAATTGAATTTGCTTCCTCCCTAGTGGAGACCTGTAAATTACATCGAGGTTATGGATTATCTGCCAATCAATGTGGATTTAAACATCGTGTTTTTGTGATGGGTTCCGAAGATAATTATGTGGCATTTTTTAATCCGGAAATTATCAATTTGTCTAAAGATGAATCGCATATGGTTGAAGGTTGTTTATCTTTTCCATTTTTGGGAATAAGAATTACTCGACCTTCTGAGATTGGTGTTCGATATCAAGATTTCAATGGAGAATGGAAAGGTACCACGTTTTCTGGTATATCTGCTCGATGTTTTCAACATGAGCTTGATCATTTGAACGGAATAGTGTATACTAATCGTTGTAAACCAATGGCTCTAGAGTCTGGTATAAAAAAACGAAATAAAATTATGAAAAATTTGAGAATACGATAATATGGCAACACCTCCAGAATTTGTAGAAAAACAATGGCAAGCTTGGTCTGAGGCTAATCCTGTCGAAAAGTTTAAACACATTAACAAAGATGAACTTATTGAAATTGTTATTAAGGATTTAACTTATGCTTCACAAATGGATGTTCGTGAATATACCTTGTACCAAAAATGGTGTGAAGTAAAAGAACGATATCCAGTAGAAGAAGTTTCTACCTTGTTTGGACCTGAAGTTCAAATGATAAGTCCTGAACAGAAAAAATTAGTTGACAAAGTTAAAGCAAACTTTTGGATGCCAACCGAGCCTGA